GCGGTCGGCTCCTACATCTACCACGCAAAATCCGTGTCCACAGAGATTGCCGACGTGCAGGCTGTTCGCCCGGCCGTCGTAAAGAAAGTGACGCTTGATCTCTACACGAAAGGCGGCATCAAGTACGCTTTTTGGGGCGGTGATACCATCGACCTGCCCTCTCTGGCGGTCTACGCCAAGGGCAGCAGCACGGCGGCAAGCGCCGACACAGACTATACCGCCACCTACGAAAACGGTCTGCTGCAAATTGCAATCACCGCAGGCGGCGCGCTGGCAAGTGCAAGTCAGATCGATGTGTCGCTCACCTTTGACGGAGCGGGACACGTCGATATTTACGTTCTGATGGCAGACGGCACGATCGCAACTACTGAAATTAAAAACGCCGTCCTTGCCGCCTGCAACGAAAGCAAGGTGCGTCCTCTGGCGGACTATGTCAGTGTGAAAGACCCCGGTATCGTCTCCTACGACATCGACTTCACCTACTACGTCCCAACCGATACAACGCTCTCCGGCGCGGCGATTCAGGAAGCCGTGAATGCAGCCGTTGAGCAGTATGTCGCGTGGCAGTCCGGCAAACTCGGCCGCGACATCAACCCCGACAAGCTGCGTGATCTTTTGTTCCACACAGGCGTCAAGCGGATCGTGCTCCGCTCCCCGAGCTATACGGTGCTGGAGGGCGGAAAGAACAACGCCGCGCCGCAGATTGCAAAGCTAGGGGCAAAAACAATCGTGAACGGAGGCTACGAGGATGAATGAGCAGTACGGTCTCACGGTTGAGAACCTGCTGAATGTCCTCCCCGATGTGCTGCGGCAGGATGAAAAAATGCTCGCACTCGCAACCGGCGTCGCGGAGATCCTGACAGCGCGCCCCGCCGAGATCGAGCAAAACATGATCTACCAGCACATCGACACGCTGCCGGAGGCGCTGCTCGATCAGCTTGCGCATGACTTTGGCGTGAGCTGGTGGGATAACGACTGGAGCATTGAGCAGAAGCGTGCCACGTTCCGCGAGTCCTGGCACGTCCGCAGGCACCTCGGCACGAAGTATGCCGTCGAGCTGGCGCTGTCTACCTCGTTCGGCTCCGGCAAGGTGCAGGAATGGTTTGAATACGGCGGCGAGCCGAATCACTACCGCATCTTCGATGTGGACATCCGGCAGGTCAACGACAACATCCGCACGTTCCTGCAGATCCTTGAAGTGGTCAGCCGCAAGAGCGCAGTGCTGGACAGTATTCGTGCAATTTCCGTCCGTGAGCTGATTCTGTACTTCGGCGCGGTTATGAGCGTCACGAAGAAATTCAAGCTCACCACGGGCGAGGTCAACACGGACATCGACATCATGGGCGATGAAGCTGGAAACGCTCTGTGCGACTGGGATGGCGGCTTGATTATGATGGATAAGGAGGCAACGGTATGACACACTGGCTGACCCCTGACGGGTACAACGTCATGCTTCGCGGGCTCATGGGCGACGCGATCAAATTCACACGCATCAAATACGGCAACGGCACGCCGGGCGACGGCGCGAACGACTTGAAGAACCCGTTGCTTTCTCTGAAAATTGCTTCTGCGACGCGCAGCGAGAAATACATCACGCTGACGGTGTCGTTCAAGAACGTCGAGCTGGAGATCACGGGCTTCTGGGCAACGGAGATCGGCATTTTCGTCGAAGACCCTGACGACCCCACGAACGAACTCTGCTACTGCATCTGGCAGGAAACAGAGGTCGAAAAAGCGGACTATATCAATCCCAACGTTGAGCGCCTGCTTGCGTCGCAGTATGATTTCGTGGTGTTCGTCAGCGAGGCCGAAAACGTGTCTGCGGCGCTTGGTGAAACGCTGGTCTACGCAACCGTTACGGAACTGAACAATCACAAAAACGACAAGAACAATCCACACAAGGTGACCAAGGAGCAGATCGGGCTTGGAAACGTAGAAAACAAGGCTCTGATCGACCAGACGCCCACCTTTGCGACAGCAAAGGAGCTGTCGGATATTTCATCCGGCGAGAAGATGGGGTCTATCCTCGGAAAGATTGCAAAGGCGCTGTCACTGCTGAAATCGCATCTTTCCGACTACAGCAACCCGCACAAGGTAAAGCCCGGCGACATCGGCGCCGCCGCATCAAAGCATTCGCACAGCGCCACCGACATCAACGACGGCACGGTCATCGTGCAGCGCGGCGGCACAGGGCGCAGTGAGTGGACAAAGAATTGCATTGTCTTCGCAGACGGCGAGAAATCGCTCAGTCAGGTTGCTGCGCCGACGGAAACTTCGCTGCTGGCGCAAGGACCAGATTCCGCTCCTGTCTTTATGAAGCTGTCCAGTCTGGCGTTGTTTGTCACCGGCAACACGCCGCCGACGCAGAAGAATCTTTTCTGGATTGATCCGACACCTGTTACCGGCGGCTTGAAGTATTGGAACGGCACCGACTGGGAGCACGTTCCTGTTGCTTATTCTTGATCTTAGGAGGACTCTCGTATGAAAATTCAGATTGAAGCCGAGCTGTCCAATTACATCGAGTCCCTGCACTATGACAAAAACGCCGTCCGTGAGCTGCTGCTCATGGCGGCGAAGCAGGGGCTGAAAGATACCGATGCATACAACGCATGGATGCAGGACTACCTCGGAAAGAGCAAGGAATATGAGATTGCAAAGGCGACGCTGGAGCGGGAGGTCATCATCCCCAAAATCGGCGACGCTGTGGTAGACTGGACGCTTGACTTTTCTACCGCCACGGTGACGGTGATGCCGCGGGTGCAAAGCGATGGTTAGGCCGCAGGAAAGCTTCACGGAGATGCTGGCGCGGTTGTTCCCTATGCCCGGTATTGAGCTTGGCATCAACTCGCCGCACTCCAAGTGCATCACGTTTCAAGTGACGGAGGACTGCAACCTGCGGTGCAGCTATTGCTATCAGGGCTGCAAGACGCATCGTAAGATGTCGTTTGAAACGGCAAAAGCGGCTGTCGATATGCTGCTTGCCGCAGACGCGCGGACGAACCGCTATATCACATCGACAGAGGTTGCCGGGGTGGTGCTGGATTTTATCGGCGGTGAGCCGCTTCTGGAAGTTGAGCTTGTCGATCAGATTTTAGACTACTTTGTGGCGCAGACCTTCCGCCTGCATCACCCGTGGGCGACGCGATGGAAAGCGTCGATGTCCACAAACGGCACGCTGTACTTCCGACCGGAAGTGCAGCGATTTTTGGAGAAGTGGGCAGCCCATGTGTCGCTCTCTGTTTCGATAGACGGCGACAAACAGCTCCATGATTCTTGCCGTGTCTTTCCTGATGGTTCGGGCAGCTACGATCTTGCTATCGCTGCGGCAAAGGACTACATGGCGAAGGGGTATCCCCTCGGCTCGAAAATGACCATCGCGCCGGGGAACGTCAACTATCTGTATCATGCTGTGATTGGTCTTCTGGGTGCGGGGTATCAGGCAATCAACCTGAACTGTGTGTACGAAAAGGGCTGGACGCTCGACCATGCGGCAACGCTCTACACGCAGCTCAAACAGCTTGCCGATTTCGCCCTGATGCTCGATGAGCAGCCATATCTGTCCATCTTCGCAGAGAACATCGGTCACCCGATGCGGGAAGATGACAATCAGAACTGGTGCGGCGGGACGGGGCTGATGCTTGCAGTAGACTGCAACGGCGTCTTCTTCCCATGCCTGCGCTACATGGGAACGTCTCTCGGCAGCGACCAAAAACCCTATGCCATTGGCGATCTGGAGCACGGCATCAACGTTTTGCCGGAGCATAGGGTGCGCGTTGCAGAAATGGCAGCGGTCACGCGCCGCAGCCAGTCCACAGACGAATGCTTCAGCTGCCAGATCGCGTCCGGCTGCTCTTGGTGCAGTGCGTACAACTACCAATGCACAGGAACACCCGATAAGCGCGTGACGTACATCTGCCCGATGCACAAGGCACGGGTGCTAGCGAACGCCTACTACTGGAACAAGCTGCACCGCAAGCAGGGCGAGAGGACACGGTATCGGCTGGATATTCCCGACGCTTGGGCGCTTGAGATCATCTCAGATGCAGAGCTGGAAATGCTCAAATCTCTATCCAAGGAGGGCTGATTATGGCATATATCGAGGCTGAACGCTTCGCGGCTCTGAAAGCGCGTGTCAAGGCAGAGTGTCTGCGGCGCTGCCATACCGGCTCTGTCGCGGAGTATGGCGGTGAGAAATACGAATACACAAACAATCCGGCAGAAGATCACACGGTCGATGTGGAGCACTACGAAAAGCTGGCGCTTCCGCTGTCGAAGATTCACAGCGAAAAGGTGCCGAGCCTCGACGGTCGCAGAATCGTGTTCGATGAGGACATCACCGGCTTTGAAGCAGCTCTGACGCTCTTTGAAACACGCCCCATGACGGACAAGACGCGGGGTGACTGCGAAACGTCCTGCACGGGTGCTTGCTATACCGGCTGCTCTGGCGACTGCACGGGCGGCTGTGAAACAACCTGCTCCGGCGAATGCCAGGGCTCTTGTACCGGGTGTGGGAGCGGCTGCGCGAATACCTGCGAGGGTTCCTGCACGGGCGGATGTTATGGCTGCGGCGGAAACTGCAAGGGCGGCTGCTCCGGTTCGTGTGACGGAAGCTGCTCCGGCTGCTCCGGCGGCTGTTCTGGCGGCTGCTCCAGCACCTGTTCCGGCAACTGCAGAACGACTTGCTCAGTGACTTGCGGCGATGCTGGGTGCGTCGGCTCGTGCCTCGGCCTTTGCTCTTCCGGCTGCACGACCTCGTGCCAAACGTCCTGCGGCTACTGTGGAACGAACTGCACAAACGTATCGAAGTAAGGAGGTAGCCCATTGGAAATTGCAAGCAACTTTGAAATCGCTGCGGCAAATCTCGCAATCGCCTTGCAGACGGACACAGTTTCCGCCGAACAGCGAAGCGAGCTGCGCACGGCAATCGGCGGCGATATTGACAAGCTGGTCGATGCGCTGAATATGATTATCGTCTGCTATAACAAGCGAATGTACGCTGACGAGATCACGCCGGAAAAGGCGGCGCGGTGCGTCAAGGCGGAGTACGCTGCCATCGGGCTTTCCAATGTAATCGCGTATGATTTTTTTGCCGCTGCAATAGACTTGTTCTTTGCACGGAAGTCTTTGACCGCGCTTTCGACTGATGAAAAAATCGCGCGGGTGAAAGAAATCTTTGAACAGAATAAGCGTTGCGGCTGTGAGCGCGTGAAAGATGCGCTGTTCATCTATTGTCTGCGGCTGCTGTCGCACATGGGGGTTGTCACAGCGGATCTCTCGTTCACAAACTGTGTCATGCGCGAGATCAACGCCATCACAGAAGACCGAAAGAACGCCGCCACCATGCCGCAGGCGCTCATCACGGAGTTGTAAGAGGAAGAGGTGATCGTATGGCAGTAGAAAACGTAAATTCCAAGCCGATTGCTGCTTCTGCGGCGATTGTTGACTTCATCCTCGCGTCGATTGGCGGCAAGGTGCGCCGTGTTCCAATCTCCACGCTTGCCGAAACGCTCACCGACGCCGAAGTTGCGCTGATCAGCGCCGCTGCGTCCGCGCTGGTGTCTGCTGCGGGCAAAGCCTGTTATATCGGGGATAACGAAAACTGGTATGTGTGGGATGGCACTCAGGGGGCATTCATTGACTCCGGCTTCCCATCGCGCGGCACGCAGGGCAATCCCGGTGTGATCTTCACGCCGCATCTGACCGACGCGGGCGTTCTGAGCTGGACGAACGACGGCGGTCTTCCGAACCCTGATCCTGTCAGCCTGCTCGGACCAGCGGGCGGTGTGACATCGTTCAATGGACGCTCTGGTGCGGTCGCTCCGAAAAAGGGAGACTATACCGCTGAGCAGGTCGGTGCGGAAGAAAAGGACGCCGTTAAGAACCACAACGAATCCGAAGCGGCGCACAAAGCCTTGTTCGATGCGAAGCTGAATACGGACGGCGACGGCGGCACGCTGAAGCCAACCTTCACCCAGTCCGCAGCGCGTACGCAGCTTGAATCCGGCTTGGAGCTGAAAGTGCTGCTTGGCCGGATTATGAAGTGGCTGTCAGACCTCGGCTCTGCGGCATTCAAGGACAGCAGCAACTTTGAATCCGCAGGTGCAGGCACTACAGCGGTTACCTCGCACAATGCCGCTGCGCAGGCCCACGCAGATCTGTTTTCCAAGAAAAGCGGCAAGGCTGTTTCGTTCACGCTGTCGCTGCCCGTCAGCGGCTGGTCGAATCTTGCGCAGACGCTGGAAGACGCACGGTTTCTGGAATCCGGTTATGCTTACATCGTGACGCCGGTTTCCGCAAGCCTTACGGCATGGGGCGACGCTGGCGTGAAGGTCGGTGACATCACCGAAAATGGAAAGATGCCGTTTACCTGTACCGACACGCCAACCGGCGCAATCTCAGTAAACATTCTCAGAGCGGAGGTCTCACAATGAGCAAGGTATTTCAGATGATCGGCGGGAGCGGGGGCAGTATCAAGCTCGCGTCTATTGAGATCACAACGCCACCCACAAAGACCGCATACAAGGCTGGTGAGCCGTTTTCTATGGCGGGCATGGTGGTCAAAGCGACATATTCCAACGGCGCCACGCTGATTGCAACAGGCGTATCGGTCGAGCCAAGCGGCGGTCTGGAAGCAGGTCGCACCAGCGTCACCATCCGATACACGGAGGGCGGCGTATCCTGCACTGCAACACAGGCGATCACAGTCACCAAGACGAATGTGACTGTGCCGAGCCAGAGCGGAAGCCTGACCTATTCAGGCAGCTCGCAAAGCCCGGCATGGTACAACTACGATACGACGAAAATGACGCTCGGCGGCACGACCAGCGGCACGAACGCCGGCAATTACAGCGCGAAGTTTACGCTGAAAGACACAGCTCTCTATCAGTGGGCAGACGGCTCAACCGCGCCGAAAACTGTGTCGTGGAAGATCGGCAAGGCAGATGGCTCACTGACGCTCAGCAAGACCTCGATCAAGCTGGAAGATGGAAAACTGACAGACTCTTTCACGGTCACACGGCTTGGCACAGGAACGATCACAGCTGTATCCAACCGCCCCGATATTGCCAGTGTTTCCGTTTCGGGAAATGTTGTGACCGTCCACAGCGTCGATGAAAACTCCGGCACGGTTACGATCACGGTTTCCGTTGCCAGCGACACGAACTACAACGCGCCGGCAAGCAAGACCTGCACCGTGTCGTGCGTGTTCGTGACGATCTTCGGCGTCTGCTGGACGTACAGCAATTCCTCTCCGGCTCTTTCCCGCCTGACGCCGAGCAACGACCCGAACGGCTATGTCAATGCCGCCGTGTCCTCGGAGCCGAGCGCTGCCATCGGCACAGGCGCTGGCAGCTCTCCATTCGACGCATTCATGCCGTGGCAAGGCATGGAGGAATACAACATCATCAACGGCGCAGTGTCGTACAAGAAAGGTCAGTCTGGATTCTCCCGGACGTCCTACGATACGATGGTCTTTATCCCGGAATTCTATTACAAGATCGTCTATGACAGCGCCAACAGCAAAATCTATTACTACGTCGCAAACGCATCGTTCACCGGCTTTGCCAAGCACCCCGGTTCCGGTCGCTATGTTGGACGATACAATACGATCTCCGGCTATGCCTCCAAATCTGGTGCAAATCCGCTGACGAGCATGACGCGCGCCACAGCCCGCACAAACTCCCGGAACAAGGGCAGCAAGTGGCAGCAGTACGATTATGCGTCGTGGTGCGCGGTCTGGCTGCTCTATCTTGTCGAGTATGCAAACTGGGACAGCCAGAGCAAGATCGGCAACGGCATTGTCGGCAATTCCTCGCTGCAGAAGACCGGCACGACGGACGGCATGACCTACCACACCGGCACGGTCGCTTCTGCCAGAACGGGTTACGGCGGCGTACAGTATCGCAGCATCGAAAACCCGTGGGGCAACGTCTATGAGTGGATTGACGGCATCAACTTCAGCAACCGCGCCGCCTACATCTGCACAGACCCATCGAAGTATGCAGACGATACATCCACCAACTATACGTCGGCTGGTCTCAGTCTACCAAGCAACAACGGCTTTATCGCGGCGCTTGGCAACTGCGCCGCGCTCCCATGGGCGTTCATTCCAACTGCGTCGGGCGGAAGCCAAACGACCTACGTTCCAGATCGCGTGTACTCGAGCTCTGGCTGGTGCGTCCTCTGCGTCGGCGGCTACTCTGGCAACACCGCCGGGTTTTGCGGCTTGTTCTTCTTCAATGGCAACTACGGCTCGTCCTACGCGTACTCGAGCATCGGCGCGCGCCTCCTTTACGTCCCCTAACGGGGGATCGGGGGCCGCAGCCCCCGTGGGCTTCCGTTTTCAGAGCGGTTCGTTTTACGCTCTGGCGCGGCAGCGCCACACCCTATCTATCCGCGCGAAGCGCGGCGCGTATATTTTTTCAGAATAACGTATTTCGTTATTTTCTCCCGTTTTCAGATCTTCCAGACGCATAGACAGTATAATGCTCGGTGGGATTGTCTGCGCAGTTTGTGCGTGGTTTTTGGGCTTCGCGTGAACTCGAACTCTGGCTGGTGCGTCCTCTGCGTCGGCGGCAACTATAGCAACACCGCCGGGAATTGCGGCTTGTTCTTCTTCAATGGCAACAACGACTCGTCCAACGCGAACTCGAACATCGGCGCGCGCCTACTTGTTTGTATGCTCCGTTTCTTTGCGCAGATTCTCCCTCACCGCTTGGTGGAAATATTGCCGCTACAGGACGGGCTCTAGTACGACCGTAAGGTATCTGGAAAGACCCCGATGGCAAACAAGGAGCGAGGCAAATGCCAAAAAGAAAAGGATTCCTGTATGAATGGATGTGCGACAAAGAGCACATCCGCGAAGCCATTGTGTTTGGCGCAAAGGGCAAGCACAATCGGCACGACGTAAAACGGGTGTTGGCTGATGTGGATGGCTACACGAACCGCGTCTATGATCTTCTGCAAACACAGACCTTTGCCCCGTCGCATCCGAGAAAGCGCCAGATCTACGATGCCAGCAGCCGGAAGTGGCGGACGATTGAATACGTTCCGTTCTTCCCTGATGGCATCGTTCACACGCTTATGGTCATGGCTGCAGAGCCGACCTTTCTACGCGGAATGAACCATTGGAGCTGTGCGTCGGTGCCAGGACGCGGCGGGAAGCACGCACTTCGGCACTGTAAGCGCGTCATTCACCACGACAAAAAAGGAAGCCGGTACGTCTGCAAAATGGATGTTCACCATTTCTACCACTCTGTCGACCGCCGGAAGCTGATCTGGATGCTGGCGCATAAGATCAAAGACAAGAAATACCTGAAGCTGACATGGGATATTCTTCAGACCTGCGAGCAAGGGATTGCCATTGGCTTTTTCATCTGTCAGTGGCTTGCGAACTTCTATCTGGAATCGCTCGACCGCTACATCACGACACTCGACGGCGTGAAGCACAGTGCGCGGTACATGGACGATATTGTTCTCTTTGGTCCGAACAAAAAGAAGCTGCACCGTGCGCGGAAAGCGATTGCCGAGTATTTGCAAAAGCGGCTGCGCTTGCAGATGAAAGGTAACTGGCAGGTGTTCCCCTTGAAAGCACGGCCGCTGGATTATGTCGGATACCGCTTTTACCGAGATCACACGACTATGCGGCGGAAGAATTTCCTGCGTTTCACGCGCCAGTGCCGCAAGGTGCGAAAGAAAATCGAGCGGCACAGCCGGATCGCATATCGGACTGCCGCAGGGCTTCTGAGCCGAATCGGTCAGCTCAAGCACTGTGATTCCGTTGCGGCGCGGAAAAAGTATGTTGACCCTATCGGGGTACGAATCTTGAAGGAGGTTGTGCGAAATGAAAGTAAGAGGCGACAATGCGCCGGCAAATGCGTTCTCGCTGGAGGAGCAGCCTGACAAGCCCGGCTACTGCCTTGTGCGGTTCTATGAGAACGTAGCTCCGTTCTCGGAAACGCAGGGCGAGCTGACGATCTCCGGCTTCGAGTACGATGAGTATTATCTGGAACTGCCATTCTATGACGGGATCTATGATGATATTCTCGGCAGCTTCGACGGCTATTTCGCGCAGGCGAAGCTGGCCGAAGCCGAAAAGGAGACCATTCCGAAGCTGAAACAGCAGGTAAGCGACCTGCAAAGCGTCAATGAAGGAC